TAACGTTCTGATTATCTGCCATGATTATTCCCCTTATTTTACGCCCGGCGGCGGTTATATGCGGTCACTTAAACCAAGTAAGGAAGCGGCTTCACCTGTTGGCCCTGATCCAAGAAAAGATTCACGTTCAAAGATTGCGTTCACATCAACCGGGTCCAGTTCTTCAGTTAAAATCCCACGACGGAACAATTCTTTAAGAATGACTTCCCTTGGAAGAATTTCCAAATCCTTAGCTTTCATCAATATTTCAAGTTCCATTTCTTGCGGAAATTCCGCGCGTTCCTGAACAATCATCTTCAGGAAGTCTTTCGCCTGTTCCCTAGTCTTCAAGTCAGGATTGCGTTCCTGGACAATATCGATCTTGGAAATAAGCCCTTTATCCAGAAGTTTAAGCCAGGTTTCAGCCTGTTTTGATGGATCAACTTCAGGACGTGGATCATAAAAATCAACAAATATTTCAGTTTTTTCGCCGATCTTTTGAATCGGATTATGGACGTTCCAAATGGTTCGGAATATGTCAAAAAGTTGATGTTCGTATTGAACCCATAAGGCGACATCATCACGGCGACGTTCGTCCATGTCCCGGTTTGATACTATTTTTGAAACCCCTGATTCTTCTGTTGGTTCAGTGCTTAAACTTGACGCAGGAAGACCGTTTGAAACCGCAGCTTGCTTGATCAGGAATTCAATCGCGTCAACAATCTGATCAATAGGTGCTTTTGTAGATTCAAACCCCAGCCCGCCATCAGCCGGAAGATCAAACATGGTTCCCGGTCCAATCTGGATGGTTCCACCTTCACCACCGTCGCGCATACCTTTAGCCCAGCCAACACCGAAACCTTGCATCCGAAGCGTGTAAAGAAGATCAGTCAGTTTTTCATTAATTGCGTTCTGAATCACAATCAGGTCATCACCGCCAGGAATCCAGAAGTCAGAAGTCGGAACCCGGTCCCAACATGGGACAAAAGGAATGATCCCATAAGGATTAGGTTCTGATTCAAGGCGACGGCCCCGATAATCAAGGCGAACAACTTCTTCCAGGGTCCATAAAGAATATTCAAGTTCTTCCTTAAGGTTGTTTTGTGGATAATGCGCGATCATCACCGATTGAATATCTTCAGGGACGTCACCACAAACCACGTCCACAACATCACCAGTCAATATATCCAGGTCCATTTTTCCATTTCGCCAAACTGGACGCAAAAGAACCGTTTTTAAAAGTTTCGTGTACCGTGAAGCCAACTTCATCTTTATCGCCAGTGAAGTCGTCCGCGCTATTTTGTTGAAAAAATCCTTNTCCCGGTCTGAACCATCAATTTCGCGCTTGGCATCCCGGACGTAAACCATCGACAAATTGTTGATGATCTTCTTCACGATATTAATGAAACACGGCGTCAGTTTTTCAGCATCCTTGACGTGATGTTTCTGAAGTGCGGCCTTCAAATAATCAACCTGGTCATCGTGGTAAAAATCAAGACGGCGACGAACTTCATCTTTGCGTTCATTGTTCGCCTGAATTACCGCCTGGCGATATGCCTGATCAGTCAGGTCTTTTGATTTGGTTCCAAATAGCATAGTTTATATCCGTTTGGTTTGGTTTGGTTTGGTTCTAAATGGTACCACATAGTACCACTTTTAAAAGATAAATCATATAGTTAAATCATTGCCTGTTCAGTTCCCTGGTTGTTTTCTTTGGGTCATCATCACCAGGTTCAACGTCATTCAGCCAGTCCAAAATTCTTGTCTTTGTGGTCATATATGCACCGTGAACCATCTTTGAAGGAAGTTCACCAGTTTGAAGCATCTTCAGCACCGTGCGGCGACCCCTGCGAACGAATAGCCGTATTTCTTCAAGACCAACAAGAATTTCATCGTCGTTCATCTTAAGCCCGATCAACCTGGACGCGTTTCCCGTCCAACCTTTTCTGTTTTCTTGTGATTTCCTGCGTGGCCTGGTCAACGCTGAAGCAATTCTTTGTCATTCGCCGATACCTTTCTTCAAGTTCATGAATATACTTCTGAAGTAAAGAATAAGTGACATATTCAGCCCCCCGGCGATCTTTGCAAAACATAAATGGGACTTTGTACCGTACTGTGAAGGCGATCATTGTTTGAACAGCCGCGACCGGGTTCATATCTGAACGATAATTTCCACCAGCCAGATCAGATATTTCAGATTCAACCACCACCGCAAATAAATCATAATGCCTGGCCTTCAATAATTCACGTTCGAAGCGATCCCGGCCCGACGTGAAACACCCCACCAGATCATTCAGTTCTTTTCTTTCGATTGCGACGCGATCCTGGAAACCCGGAAGTGAATAATCCCCGACCGGAAGACCGTCCACCTGCACCATTACTTCATCCCATCGTTCAAATAAAAATGGTTTCTGTTCCCTGCTATCCTGAATAATAATCATAATAAGTTTTCCTTCTTTTACGGCGACGCAAAATTTCAACACGAATACATTCCCTTAATTCTTCATCTTCAGTCGTTTCAAAGTGAAGAATCAATTCATCTTCAGCCATCATTCCAACATCTTGTTCAGTCTTTGCCTTCATGGTCACCACATCAAAACATCTTGTAAGACTTCACCCCGGAAACCTTGACGAAGCCCCTGAAGAATTCTTGAAGGTTCACGTCTGATTCAACGTTCAAACTGCGATACTGGTTGAACATCTGAACCGTCTTGATATGAGCTGGACAGCGTTCGCCACAAGTCAGAATCAAGTCGCCCTTGCGTAAATAACAAAAGTCTGAATGTTGCGATAAAGAATCACAATGAACCGAACCCAATTCATAAGATGCAAGTTCCTGATTACGAAGTGAATAAACGGCCCAGCATAAAGAATAAATGCGGTCATCATTCCACCTGTCTGAACCGAAGCGCGGATTCCCCCCAGGACGCATTTCGTAAATGAATGTTTCCATTTCATCAGCCAGCCCCTTCAATTCTTTACTGAACTTCAAACGGCCTTCACGAACCAGGCGATATAATTCCGGCATGGCGTTCGCTTGTGTCGTGGTTGTTGGTGCAATAACTTCAGCCGGATAACCCATTTCAAGGCACCAAGTAAAAATATCTTGCGAATTATAGTTTTCCAGGGATATGTTCAAAAGACGATACTGTTCAACATCGTTCACAATAGCTTTCTTAATCCCCCTGGCTAAACTTCCCACAATGTTTTTCTGATTCAATATCCAGTATTCAGGTTCCTTGCTTTCAGGATCAGCAACCTTGGCGACCGTCGTCCATATAGTCTTATCGCCGTGGAGTGAACCAAAAAAAGCCCGGTCCAAACCACCACCACAAACATATTTACGCCCCTGGATCAGTTCATGAAAATAATCCGGTTCAATCGCCTTCGGAATGTCTTCCATACAACCCCGAATGTCTTCCAACGCAAACAAATTATTCGCGGCGGCTGTACGCTGATTCAAATGTTGCGTGGCAAAGACCGCAGGAAGTAGCTGTTTAGACCTTGATTCTAACCAGTCACGGCGTATCCAAGGCGGCGATTTTTCCAACGCTTCAGCTAAATCACGATATTCAACCCGCTTCACATACACCGTCGGATCATCACCGGATTCCTGAAGCTGTTCCATTCTGTGCAACGGCCCACCAATGGGATCAACCGTGGAATCCATCAGCAACCAAGAATTCATCGAATCACCCAAACTTGAAGCTAAAACTTGCATCGGTTCTTCACTTTGCGCGGCGTGAATTTCCGAAACCCATCCACAAGTTATCCGTTCACCGTAAAGGGAAGCAATCGAACACGGAACCGCTTCAATCCGATTCTGAAGATCAGGATATTCAATCTTGAAAGTCCGAACATTGTCCCGGCCCACTTGCGACAACAAGAACGGCGTGTTCATGATGATGGACTTCAACATATTAAACCCAATGGACAACGTCTGACGTTCACTGTTCGCCATTACCTTGATGTTTTCTGTCTGGCATAACGTGAACCGCCATAAGACCAATAACGCGTTCAACGTGGTCTTGCTGTGCCGGCGTGGGAAGCTGAAGGCAATCGTCCCATGACACCAGTTCCCGGACTTATCCCGCTTCAATGCACCCCGGACGGCTTCAAGCTGAAAATTAGTGAAGCGGAACACCTGGAACCCGCCCTTCGGCGATATAATGCGCGGTTTGACGTCCTGAACCCACTTAATGAAACCATCAGCACCGTCTTTCCATGCGCGAACCGTTTCCTGGTTTACGTCCATGAAGGAACCCCCAGGGACAAGCATAAACCCCGGACAATGGCGTTCCGGCGTTCACCCGGCAGTTTAGCCAGGGACATCACCAGCCTTTCAAGATCAAATTCAGAATGACGGCGTTCGCAGTCCAGACACACCCCGAACCGACGAAGGATTTCAACCCCGCAATCACGACAATGATATTCAATTATCATCTTCACCACCTTCACTATGATCAAGCACCAGATCAGCGACGTTGACGGTCCTTTGCTTCTTCTGGCGGTCTTGGCTTCTTAGCTTGTCATGAAGGCGATTCAGTTCTGCCAGTGCCTTACGATTCATATCCTGGTACTTCAGAAGATGGTTTGACAATGCAGGAATCAGATCACCATCACCATCAAACAATTCATCCTGTTCGTGGACGTGTTTCATGATGATCTGTTGAACTGCCAGGTTCGTCGCAATGTCATGTTCAAGAACTGCCAGCATTGCTTCTTCTGGGTCATGTCCCAGGACTTCTTTCGCGTGATCAATTAAGCGCACCATACGACGACGGCGATCCAAGTGACCAACTTCAAGTTCACGGATCATCCCCCGGATGTCGGAAGGCATCATTTTTGGTTTACTGCCCTTCCTGCGTCCTGGTTGCGATCCTTGCAATTTGCCTGATTTGCCTTGAATATATTCTTTTTTCATGATTCCACCTTGTAATTACAGTGTAATTACTTTTTTAAATTAGTACCAAACCGAACCGAACCAAACCAGATAAAACCGTTGAAGTACCTATTTGAAACCCATCNACCGAAGGGTTTCAAGTTGATAATCGATTATCATTTTATTGTCGGCTGTCGTCAGGGATGCGGCCCGATACGAACCACCCCGTTTTTTTTAACAACCTTTTATCCTTCATCAAACAACCTAAACAACTGAAACCATTGAACAATTACATAATTTCAGCCATTTTCAGCCCTAATTCCATCACCTAAACACCTGAAATAATTAAAAGTATCGGTTTAAATGGACTAATCGGTTTGTCTGCACTACTTATATATATAATAAAAATAATTTTTTCTGTATTCTTCCGGGTCTAGTTAAACCGATTAGAACAATTAGACCGANATTGACCNCTTAAGCAACTGATTTTATTAAGTTTTTTCTTAAAATTTATCATGATTTACCACCATCCACTTGAATATATTACCTTTTTTGATCCTTTTTAACGATAAACCGCGAACAATTCGGTCCATGCGAAACGTCAAGGCGCGTCCCAGCCCTTTTGAAGACGGTAATTCGGTTCTGTTGGTTATATCTTTCACGGCGTCAGCCAGATCATCAGCTGATCCATTCGCGGCGTTCAGAATTTCTTTCGCTGATACTTCACGTTCAAGAAAAGTATTCCGCAGTGCGTCCAGCAGATCAAACAGCGATTCTTGTTCAGGATCACCGGCCTGTGCTTCATCAATCGCGTCCATTGGATCACCGAAGCATCCGGTCTTTTCATGTAACCAGCAAACCGTTTGACGAACCAGATCATCCCATAATTCAAACGACGCCATTCTTCCCCGTGCGCGTGAACCGTTTAAATGGATTGCCCCCCGGATAATGGTCAATGCGGCTTCAATCATCCCTTGGCGGTTTGTTTTGATATAACTGACGGGTTCAAGGTCAAATTCGCGTGCGTAAGGTCTGTCTGTTTTGGGGTCAAGACGCATCTTCAGAACCCGGCGCGGCAGATCACCGCCCAGGCAGATATTGTTTCCGGTCAAAAGGAACAGTGCTTTATTTGGGATTTTGGAAGATTCAGATTTTCCCAGTATGCGATCCTGATAAAGTTCTGAAGTCAACGCGGATGAAAGCGACGCAGAATCGAAAATTCCACAAACATTATCCCAGCAAATAACCCGCGATCCTTCACGTAATGCGGCGAACAACCTTTTTCTAATTTCTTCATCATCCCGGCCTGAACTGTGAGGCCACACCGAAGGCGCGGTTCCAGTCGTAAGCATTGAAAGACACATTGCCATTAAGGTTTTCCCCGAACCTTGAACTGGCGCGTCTATTCCAAAAGCCGGCGACGTGGGAAGCGTGGCCCGAACTGCGGCAGTCAAGCAAGCCGTCAACAACACGGCCCGATCAAGGCCACCCACAAAAGGAAAGTCTTTGAAGGGAAAAAGCACTTGATCCACTGCCCTCAAAACTTGTTCTTCAGTTGGTGCGGATGGAACTTCAGCCGGGTCTTTCAGGTCCAGCAAGATTTCAGTCTGAACGTCATAGCCCGGATTTAAAACCAGCGAACCGTCTGGACGCATCGTCGGCGCGCTAAGTGCGGCTTTCAGCGTCTTCAGACGACGGCGTTCACCCAGGGAAATGATTTCGCGCGTGATTTTCATCGGAACATCATCCAGGATTTCAAGAATTTCGCCTTCTTTGGTGATTTTTGTGTGATAATACTGTGTCAGTCCACCCAGGCAATGTTTCAAGGAATCCTGGTCAAGTGGATATGATTGCCCATTTTCGACCTGAACCATTGTGTCGCCCATATCGAATATAAACGGACATTTCCGCAGGATGTCCAAAGTATCAAGAACGGCGTCATAAGTTCGCCCTTGAACAAGCTGTATCCTGTATGGTTGACGGATCAGGAAGAAATTCCGGCCCCCATGCGCAAAACTGTATAGATTTGGACGTGCGCCATATAAATATATTTTACCAACGGCCCGTTCACCATCATAATCAGGTTCCAAAGGATCAAGCGTCTGAAGACCATGAAACCGAACAGGGTCATCCAGGATTTGCCCAACGGTCACGGTCCTGACTTCATCGCCTTCAATCACCTGAACCCGGAAGTCACCATGAAGACATGAATAATCAACCGCCCGTTTAATGATATATTCGGCGGCCTTTATCAGTTCTTCATCATCATCATCACCAACGATTTCGCGCGCTTTTTCCCGGATGAAAGTGTTCTTGACGGTTTCGGCTTCACCTTTGATTTCATCCTTGGCTTTCGCGCGGTTTGCGTCAGCTGTTGCCTTAATTTCAGCACCCGGATCAGGAATTACCGTGATGGAATCAATGAATTCGGTTTCACCAGGGATGATCACCGGACGCCCCCGCCTTTGGTTCAGACCATTCGCGCAGGATGCACCAGCGGCAAAATCCAGGCGGTTCGATTGCCATACAGAAGGATCAACAAGGCATCGTTCAAGCATTTGCCCAGCTTTGCCAACTTGAATATACCCGAACCCCTTGGCCCATAAATAATCAACTATTGCGGCCCCGGCGCGTGGGATGTCAGCGGCGTTCTGAACCAGGATATAAAGACGTTGACCTTTCAGCCCTGTTAGTTGACGGTCCCCTTGATGGATGAATGAACTGGATGATGGAAACCACAACATTGAAACGTTCTGAAGTCCTGGTATGGCTGATCTTATCGCTTGAACAAGTTCTTGTTGTGTCAGCCCTTGGCGTGAAGAATCCGGGTCATAATCAACCATTAGGACGCCCGGTCCTTTATGAAAATGAAAAATATCTTTTGAACGTGGAATAGGATCAGCAGGACGGCCCGCCTGAAGCCATTTTTTCTTTGTGGTAAGGTTGTTCGATTCCTGGCCCGTGGTCCCGTAGCATAAAGCCTGATTGACGTTAAGCGACGTCAGAACATTACCCAGCCGCGATAAGCTGTCTATTTCAAGACATTCGGCCCGGCCTGTTCCCATCTGTGCGGATGTTTTTTTCTGAAGACGGCCTTCAGAATCAAGGGATAAGTGTTTTGATAAAACTGTTTGCGACGTGATTCGCGTAAACTTTGCTTTCATGTCCCGCCCGTCCGTTTGTTTGCGTTTTTGTTGACTTTAAGCGGCGCGGGATATATCCAATAAGTAACTACACCATTAGGGACATATCCCACACCCGGCCCTGGATCAGAAATTCTGGTTCAGGGTCTTTTCATTGTTTAACCTGTCTTTCCACATTTCTAAATCGATTATATTGTGGTATAATTCATCTTTCCCGTAAACTTTTAAAGCTCGATCAATCAAAATCTTATATGCTTTTTGAAATATAGCCCCATGCATATTGTGGTCTTTTTCATGTAGTATATGGCAGTATAAAGGCAGGTCTGGCAGTCCCCTGTAAGCATTAACCATTATAAATCTGCTTGCCACAATATGCGCCAATTCATGCACTATTGTATCAAGTCCCAAAAAGGTTGTATCAAAAGCCAATCCACTGCTT